GTTTAACTCTTAGTTCTGGTGATCTCATTGTTCTATTTCCTTATAATTGTAAATCTGTACGTGTTTGTCATTCACATAAGGGATAGGTGGTGCTCTAATTAATTCACAACATGACGTTGTCCTTTTGTTTTTAAAGTGGTGCTCTCTGGGAGACTCGAACTCCCGACAGACCCGGATTGAAAGCCGGCTGCTCTACCAACTGAGCTAAGAGGGCTTAAAGTTTTTCGCCTGGCTTTGGATCGCCCTTTTCCTTAGAAAGAATAGTTTCAACTATCGCTTGTGCATCTTCAGTTGTATAACATTGATCCAAATGTTCATATTTTTCACCTGGCTTTGTTTTTTCCATAAGTTTTGTCACAAATTCAACAGTATCAGGAATATGTGTCTTACATTCTTCCATTGTTGCAAATGAATTTTTAGTTCCAATTGCTGCCATACCATCTTTTGTGGGTTTGCCGTCTGCTCCTAAAAGCGCAAGGACAATCAATACTACATACATTAAATTTTTTCCTTTGTGGCGATGAAGATTGGCGACCATCCGTCAAAGCCTTTTCCATAGTTAAGTTTCTTTGCAAGCTTCCTTGCAGTGTCTCTTGTAAGACAATATTCAATAATCAAATCACTTTTGTTTTCGACAACAGCCCATTTATGCTTAGTCGGAACTATCTTGTAATTCATTTCCGGTTCCTTGTAACTCGAGGTTTCTTGGCCTTCTTTTTAACTGGCGATGCAGTCAAAACTAAAAATGATCCGTCGTATGTTCGTCTTACTGTAATGTTGGGCGTGATACCCTTAAACTCATATTCGTTAATTAATGATTTGGAATTGTTCTTTGTGAACAAATCAATAGCAATCTCTGGTTCACCAGCAAGGTCCTTGTAACTCTCGGTATATGAGTCATATAGTTCTTGAAGTGCCGAGATAAGGTCCTTGAGTACCATTATTTAAACCCCTCGAATTTCTTCTTATCGAAAGGCTTAGGTGACTTCCTATCATGATCCTTTTGGCCGAAGTCCGTTCTGTCCATTACTGGACCATCATGGACATTTTGTGCCTGCTGTTCTACATCATATAGTCGCATCTTGGAATAATCAACACCTATCACAAATCTCTTTATGGTCTTTTTGTCATGGTCCCGAGCTTTCAATTGCTTGACCATAATCTGCCCAAGTGCTTCCAACTCTTCTGAGGTGGACAATGCGAACATAAAGTCCGCTGTAGCGGGTAGACCAAATGATTCTGATGTATCTTCGAGGCCCAGATCTGAATTAGAAAATCCAGACCGAGTTGTTTGTGTTGCTGTCATTACTGGTACGTTAAACTCCACAGCAAGTCCTCTCAGCTCTTCAGCTATTGTTTTTATGTATGTATATGAATTTACATTTGATCCCATCTTAAGTCTGGTTGATATGCAAATATTTAGGTAATCAATAAAAATAATGTCGGGAACAAAGTTCCGTTTTATCCTAAGCTCGTTTAACAGGTGCCTAAAATGTGCTGATCCCGCACAAGCTGTTGGGTATTCCTTGATTATCAGCTTGCCCGTGGTAGCTAGCTTTAGCTTTTCTACCTTCTTGTCAAACATCGACCTTGTGATAGTTGCAAAATCATCCAAGGGAACGTCGTAGAGATTAGCTGCAATACGCTTTTGAATTTTCTCTTCCGACATCTCCATTGTTATGTACAGGACTTTGTATCCCATACTCAGAGCTGTAGCTGCTTGATGACACATGAACAAGGACTTGCCTACGTTTGTGCCAGCTAGAGCTACATTTAATGTCTTCTTGGATAATCCGCCGCCAGTAATTTTATTGAAGTAATCTAGGTCAAATGGTATTAGCGTTTCCTTTTGACGTAGGTGATCCCAAAGTTTGTCGGAATCTTCAATAAAGTCTGTACCAATGCTAGTATCAAATGATATAGCTAGGGCATCTTGCAATATCTTTGGTATGGAACCTGTGGATAACTTACCAGTTTTGTCGCTGAGAATATTAATAGACTCGTAAATACCATTTTGTACTGCTTTGTCCTGACAAAACTTTTCAGTCTGGTCTATTAACCATTGTTTGCCTAGGTCGTCAGTTGGTTTTAGGAGTTTTATCTGTTCTAGAGATCGCTTGGCAGTTTCTTGTGAAATGCCTGATAGATTACTGTGCTCTATCTCTAGAACTTCCTTTGTAGGGAATGCATTATATTTCTCAGCATAGCTGCTTACAAGCTTGAAGGTGGTACAATCTACGTCGTCGTGGAAATATTCAGGCTTTAGGAATGCTATAACTTTGCGGGCGTATTCTTCATTATGAATTAGGTTATTGAGAATTACTTGTTCTATATTCATTCGGGAGGTGGTAGATCCTTTTCAAAAAACTGAAGCATTTGCTGGATAATGTCATCACTGACTGGATGCCAATGATGACATGCAGTTCCAAGCCAACTTATTCTTAGACAAAAACATTTCTTTGCATCACAATGACCGTAATTAAACCGGATGTATTCTTCCTTGGTCATCGTTGCTTTGATCATTGTCATCAGGAAATATGTCCTTTAAGTCAACACCAACCATTGTAGCAACTTGTCGTAGTAATTCAACCTTTTCTTCCTGTGAGCACTCATGCTGTCCAGTTTTCTCATCGAAAGCCTTAGCTGCGAGTAAGAGCTGCTTTAGTTCCAATACTTCCTGCCGTAGCTGCTCGAATTGTTCCTGTGTAACAGGATTCTGAACAGCAACGTAAGGAAATCCTGTTGCTATGCTTGGATATACCTGATCCACAATACCTGGATATCGATAAGTTATTGTGTTGGCAAAGTATTGTCCAACTGCTGACACTGCACACATTAATCGTCCTCCTCTAATATGTTACCCATTGCCATCTTGTACTCACTCTCAATGTATTGTTTGAATTTGTCAGTAGCGAGTAATGTAGTCCATACTTCCTTGTTGTTTGCAATGTCTGCTTCACGCATATTAGGAGCCTGCAATTCACCAGTCTCTTGGTCTACTAGGCAATACCAACCATTCTTTGGCTTGGTTACAAAATTGCCTTTAAGAGCGACATCAAGTAAACCACTCCAGCGATTGATGCCGCCATCAAAAGAGATTGTGATCGGGATTTTGCTAGTTTCTCGTACCAATCTAGATTTTTCGATTTTGATGACGAAGTTGTATCCTTGGAGTTCTGTTCCATCTTTATCCTGCTGCCTTCCTATGATCCAAATATCATTTGATGAGTAATAGCTGCCTGTACCACCACCAACAATGTCCTTTGGATACAGACCGATTTCTTTGTATGTGTGGTTAACTGCAAGGCAGGGAATGTGCTTTAGTGTTAAGTAAGGTGTCACCATACGGAACAAGGACTTTAGCTGTTTTGCACGAGACATGTCTGCAACAGACTTCTCGTTCAATGTGTCCTCGACTTCCTTCTTTGAAGCCAAGTTGCCTATTGAGTCAATAACAATGAGAACCTTGTCACCCTTGTTAATCTCTTTGAGCTGCTTCATTAAGTCGAACTTAAGCTCTTCAATATCCATAATTGGAGTGTGAATAACTTTTGCTTTATCAATACCAAAAGTTTCAAAATATGAGACAGGCGAACCAAACTCACTATCATAAAACAGGATGATGCCTTCTGGGTACTTTGTTAGGAATGAGCTAGCAAGTAGCAATGCAAATCCGGTCTTAAAGTGCTTGGAAGGGCCTGCTAGCATTGTTAAGCCGGGTAGCAGACCACCATCAACGCTTCCTGACAGTGCTACATTTATCATTGGTACTGAGGTTGATACCATCTCTTTGTCAAAAACTGTAGTATCTTCTAAAGTGTCTGTTAAGTCAATGGTGCTGTTTTTAATTAATTTATCTCTTAAATCTGACATACTATCGTCTATATCTCCTTCTGGCAATTGATTTTCAAAGGTAGAAAATGGCTACCTAATTTTTGTCAGGCAGCCATATTCCTATGTAGCCTTTGGGGGTTATTCTTCCGTATTGTTGACGTGCCTGGCAAAAGCTGGCATGCCCAATGCGTCCCCAATATTCTCGTCGTCGTCTGCACTGTGTTCCGTGTTAGCAACTTCGGAACCATCGCCTGCCGGCGCCGCTTCGTCTTTTTTCTTGTTCTTGCTTGGCGCTTTGGGCGCTTTTGCATTTGTTGGCTTGGTGACCTTTTTCTTTGCAGTAGCGGTCTCCTTCGCCTCTTCACCGCCCACTGCTTTTAGGACAGCTAATATCTCGGGATCTTGGAAGTGCTTCAATCCTGTGAGATACTTTTTCGCTTCGTCTTTGCTCATTGGGGTTTTGAGCTTGACCAACTTAACGTCGCTGTGACCTTCCTTTGTAAGGATGGTTGCATACGTGTCGTCGGCCCTGTTGGTAGCCCGAAGCGCAAACTTACCGTTGCTCTTGGACACCCCTGCCGTTGTGTAGGTTTTCATTCATGTGCTCTCCGCTAATCCACTTGCACTCTGCAAGCTTGAGTACGGTATAGCAGAGTAGGCTCGTCATGTCAAGCCGTTGAATGCACCCGAGGCTGTTTAAGGGCTTGATTTTGTTGCTAAAAAAGCACACTAACGCAAAATAAGGCTTGACATGCTTTCATTATCTGCGTTATGTTGCACTGCACTAGAACCAATCAGCTAGCGTTGCTACTTTCTCAACGTTCCAGCTAATTGCTCCCGTAATCGTCCTCAGAGGCTCTACAAACGCTTTATCGAACTGCATCTCCCTGTCAATGTATTTATCTAGCCCAAATTCACGAGGCAGGAAGTCTGGCGCAGCTATGACGCTTTGTCGTATAGGATTGGGCTCGATTAAATACGCCCAACGTATTTTGTCGCCGTCTTGTATAGGCGACATTGTACCGAGCTTGTGTTGCTTGATTAGTTGATTGTATATCAACGATGCCTTAACCTGCACCGGGCTTCCCTTGCTATACAGCATAGCATTGTCTGCGTATTTAAGCAAGTCGTTGACGCCACGAGGAAACGCAACATCTTCGAAGGGAAGTCGTATAAACTCTTCTCTGAAGTTTGCAATGAACTCTTGCAAGTCCAATTCTCCCTTCATCATAATAATTGATATTGCCTCGTTGATCTTCTTGCGACAAACTTGCGGCGTGGAAGAACGCACTGATTCAATGCCAGTTACTTTAACTTTTGGATCTGTGTAACGCAAGCCCTTCTTATCGTACACATTGAGAATGTAACGCTTCTTACCTGTCCATATAGCCTTGTCAGCAATAAATTCTCGTGTCATTTCCATGCATTGCTTGTAGGCATTCATATATTCAAACAGTTCATTAAAGGACTTGTCAATCATAGGCTGAAGTTTTTGCTTGCAGAACTTGTCAATAATCTCAGTGCCCTTGATCGGATCACTATTTGCAAACTTGATCAATGCTTCCAAGTCTATGTAAATCGAATCTGTATCTGAGGCAATGATATAGTCTTTGTCTGTTGTTTTGAAGAACTTGTTGAGATATATGTTAACGTCTGAAGCCACCCAGCGTACCGCAAGTTGGGCTGATGTAGTAATAGCCTCTGCGAGGTCAAGATCAAACCAGCGGAAGTACACGTTTGCAATAGCACCATACGCTGAGTTAAGCTGAATCTTTTTGGCCATTTGGTAGTTGTGCAGCTTAGATATTTCTGGTAGCAATGCAGAATCGTTTGTTTCTTTGTACTGCTTTTCTAACTCAGCGTGCTTCTTAACAGCAGCATTTCTGTCATCATACATTTCCTGCATAAGTGCAGCAAGGAAACCATGCTTGTCTTTACGGAAGTAGCATCCATTTGCAGCTACAGCATATTGAAATGGTATGCCATAATCCTTTAATATATTGCGTTCCCTAGTTATGAGCGTATCAATATCAGCTAGGTTTGTCTTACCCGCCATAGTTTCAGGCGAGATGTTATACTGCATAATATTGTGAGGATAGGATGATTTTAAGTCGAATGAAGCGACACCATATTTCCATCCTGGCTTAGGTTCCTTAACAAAGCCTCCTACGTTTTGGCGTTCTTTGTGCTTTATCTTTAGTGGAGGAACTACTATGCGTCTGTCTAGCAGGTAATTGTGGATAATAATATCCCAAGGTTGCACAGTGGTAAACGTATCGTTGTAATTTACCTTGGCATCGTAGGCAACAGCAATAACCTGCTTGATAAATCCTAGCTTGTTTTCTAGTCGTTCAACAAGCACAGCATCATGGATGTTATACTCCATGAATAACTGGAAGTTTTCCTTATATAGATTAAGCAGCGAACCATACTCTGCATAATCAATCTTCTTCTCACCAAGGTTTATCTGGGCTATGTAATTTAGCTTGTATGATTCTTCATTACCAAACATGAACTTGCGATAGAGCATGTAGTAATCAAGCACAGAGATGCCAGCAATGGTGTATGTCTGCTGCTCTTTACCATACTTACCCTTAATTATCTTCTCATTGACTATTCCCCAAGGACTTAGTCGTTCTGAGGCTTCTTTTCCGATAATTCTTAGTATGCGGTTTACTAGGTAAGGAATATCGAAGAATTCTATGTTCCATCCTGTTACTACATCAGGTGCCAGTGTTTCCCAAACCCCTAAGAACTTGTCTAGCAAATCAAGTTCGTCTTCGCACTTTATGTAGGTAACTGTATCATCATTAGGCACGAATACACCGCAACCAAAAGCAATTGATCTGCCTTTGACACGAATGGTAATAGCAGTAATCTCTTTATCTGCTACTCTTACATTTGGGAAACCTTCATCGGCAGCACACTCAATATCAATTGAGGCAATAGTTACCTTGTTAGGGTCATATTGTATCTTGCCGGGATAATTGTCATAGATGAACAGGAAGCGGAATGATGTTAGACCGTATATCGTTACGTTGTCTACATCTTTGTACTGTTCCAAGTAGACGTCAGCTTGCTTGATAGTATCAAACTGGACTTTGTCTACTTCTGTTCCATCTATCGTTCTGTAGAAACCACCCTCAGATTCTCTGAATACATAAGGCTTGTATTTGATGATCTCTTTTATTCTCTTGTTGCCTTCAAACCCTCTCAGGTGTATCTTACTACCCTTTTGGTAGACGTTAGTATAAAATCTATCTTCTGCCATTCTTTACTTTATGCTTTATCTCATATCTAGTAATACCCATATCACGCAACTCTCGTTCTGAGAGACTATACAAGTACTCAATATCTTTTCTCTCATCCAACCACTTTTTATAGTTGATGATAGCATGTACTAACATTAAAATCATTTGGAATTTCCTAAAATATCATTTGGCGGATCGGGTAGGATTCGAACCCACGAGACGGTCTCCCGTCTGGTAGTTTTCAAGACTACCGGCATCAGCCACTCGCCCACCGATCCTAATGATATTGCTTTTGTACCTTCTCTAAGGAAGTAACGTATATAACCTTCATATCCTGTGTGCACAGGTAAACGGGAGTGCGGCCAGCTTGTCGTAAGATGCTGCCTTGTTCTAACAATATTCCGAAATGGTTTTCTTCTTCATTTCCGAAAGTTTGCACATATGTATCAGCACATAATGTAATAAGTTCTTCTGAAACTATCAACATCTTTGCAAGATCTTCATCAGAAAAGTTTGGAACTCCCAACTTTATATTCCCGTTTAGTAAAATCATGTTGTATTTATACTAATCCCAAAGGTTCTGATAATACTTTCCGAATAGTCTAAAGCCGTTATCAATTCGTTCATATGACTTATTCATAACATCTCTGTCAATAAGTTTGCCTTCGGCATCATAAAAAGACTCTTCAAAATCGTCGTCAATCTTAGTGCTGAATGCATAAATCATTTCATCCATTACCCATTCAAAACGTTGATGGAAAAGTTCGTCCGTATCCCATTCATTCTCCATAGGAGGAGCACTGCTACGACGTAGATGCTCTGGTACGTCTTCATCGTCAACAGATCCAGATCCATGCTTCTCTGCTCTTAACTGAACTAGCATTGGATGGGCAATAAGAGCTAGAGTATAATCCATATTCCAGGTATCGTAAGGATCAATCCGTATTTTAATCTTACGACTCTTTAAGCTGTGGATATAATCAAATGGCCAGTCAGGTATGTACTCTGCTAGCGAATCACAAAAATCTTCACTAAATCCAACATACATCAGCAGCTTTGCGAACTGATATGGCCCTATCCAATTTATGTAGGGTCCGATAGATACTTTCATTTTATAAATACTCAAAATTGGGAGAAAATATTATGCTTACATTACTCGGAATCAACGTTAACCAAATTGTCATTTACATTGTCGGCTTCTTGATTGTTGCCGCATTAATTGTTGGTGGCTATCTGTACTGGAAGCATGATGTCACTACAACCGCACAGCTTCAATTTAATAACCAGCAGTTGCAACAGTCTCTAAAGGATGATGAAGCGTATATTGCTCAATCTAAACAAATTGATGCGGAAAAGGATGCTGCGCTTGCTGATATGACTAAGCAAAACTCAAATCTAACAGCTAAGCTGAAGGATGTCGATGATTATCTTAATTCTGATGAAGCGACAAAAGATAGCAGAGATTCTTCAGCAGTACTTAAGACAACCATCGAAAAACTTCGTAAGGCTAACCAGTAATTACTTGCTTGCAGTAATCTGCTGTCTAATTGCGTGGACCTTCTTTGGGTCCACCTTTACAGTACCATCTGCCTTCTCTTCGAAGATATGAATGGAACGTAGCGAGTTTCTGCACTCGACATTGTCACGTACCAGGTCTTCAATAAGAACTGCAACTTGCTTGTCGGTAAGTTTGGAGGGATCGGGTAGCTTCTCAGTTGGACATACATATTGAGCTTCAGACGGAACTGCCACAATGTTCTGCCGTGCGATTAGATCAGTCGGTGCAGTAGCACAACCAGCTAACGCAAAACAACCCAACAGTATCAAAATTCTCTTCATTATCAACTCCTAAATACTTTCTACTAGTGGATTACCAACTAGTCCTTTTGTGGTTCGAATTTGCTTAATATATCCAATTGCTTCTTCAAAACTATTAAATGTCTGAGAGCGGTCAATAAGCACATATAAGCTACGATCATCTATGTTTTTGACAGTGTATGTCACTCTCACTTTGCTCAAAATTACCTCCTACTTGCAATAGTAAGGTATATAGCATGATTCCACGCCTATTTCAATTGTTTTACCATCTTTATACCCGTGGTACCTTCTCCATAATAATTTTGTAGCACCTTCTTGGGATTGTAACCACGGCCTTTATATAAGCGTATTGCGCCTAGGTTGTCAGCATTTACTTCCAAACCCATGTAATCATATGTTTCAGAATATTTGGTTTCGGCATAATCTAAAAGCAAAGATCCGAAACCTTTTCCTGTGTGTTTCGGATCTACAGATACTACGTTTATACGGGCGGTTTTCGATTTAGCTCGTACAAACAGAACAATATAACCATAAAGAACGAAATTATCAACCACCACATAAGCACACCTTCCCATTATATAATGTCGAAACTGTTGACGTGTAAAGGCTCGCTCGCCGAAATTCGCCCGCTCGATTCTGAGCATGGCGGTGATGTCCTCCCAACGAGCGATCCTTATCTCATACATTCACTAATCCTTTGGTGCCCCTGGAGAGATTCGAACTCCCAGCCCATAGATTCTAAGTCTATTGCATCTACCAGTTGTGCTACAAGGGCATTTGACATTTATTTTTTAGCTAGCCTATATCATGTCAGTCCCGGCTGTCTAGGACATTAAAATGGTAGCCGAGGAGAATTTTGCAATCCCGACCTTGGGTATGTAACACCCCTACTCTTCTTCTGAGCTACTCGGCCTTAAACTTTATTGGATTAGTACGAGACATTTCAATTGCTCGTTCTTCTCCATATTTATTAACAACTCGTTGCCAAATGCTCGTTTGAGCTCCTGAAGCAAGTCCATCATTATAATTTTCTTTTGGTGTTCCCCAATATAAATGAGTTGGATTTGAACATTTACCATTATTGCAAGCATGACATAAATGAATACGTTGACCTTTCGGTATCGTTGTTTTCACAAAATGAGCCAATAATCCTCTAAATCTTGGACTATTTCCACCAATTTCAATACATTGATCTTCCAATCGTAAATGAGACTGTCTCTCACTTAAAGGTCGTTTCATATATTCGTTTATATCTTCAAACATCATTTTAATATTTATGGTGGAGGATATCGGATTTGAACCGATGATTACGCCGTGCAAAGGCGTCGGTTTCCCGCTAGCCTAATCCCCCTTTATGGTGATCTATGAAAGACTCGAACTCTCAACCTCCAGGTTCGTAGCCCGGTGCTCTATCCATTGAGCTAATAGACCATAGTAAAAACTGGTGCCCCTGAAGGGATTCGAACCCCTAACCCTCAGAATTTGAACCTGTTGCATCTACCGATTGTGCTACAAGGGCGTGGAGCTAGGCACAGGATTCGAACCTGCGACGGTGTTACCACTACGGCTTACAAAACCGTTCCGATCGACCACTCTGGCAACCTAGCGTAGTTCTATTTAGTCCTCGTTGAGAAATTCCATACCTATTGACCAAGCAAATATTGGAATTACCAATATTAACATCCAAGGATGAAGTACAATTAGTACAGACACACCTAATATAGCTATTAGAAATACCATTCCTAGCAATATAGCAGCTATACCTTTACCAATAGCTCTAAGTATCTTCACTTGGAATAAAAATCCTTTATG